TAATCAGTCATGGTTGTTTCAATAGTTACTTTCATGTTATTTAATGTTATTTATGTTAATTTATGTTAAAATGGTACGTTATCTTTTATTACTTGTATTTTCTTTTCGCCTTGATATATTTGTTTATAGATACCACCATTATCAAAATCTGGAGCTATTTCAAAATCACCTAATTGTCCATTTTCTTTTCTTTTAACCTTTTCAACGTGCAACCTTACAACATCACTTTTATATTTGGTTTTCTGCCCTATGCATCTATAAGCAATTAAGCCATTATATGCTTTATTAAAAAAATCAGCTGAGCCAGAAATATCATAAAGAGTTGGTTTTTTATAAACACCACCCTCACTTTCAATTTTTCTAGGATGTGCCACTAAAAATAAATGAGTATTAGTTTGCTGACAAAACTGAGTTATCTGGCTTAATATTTTACCTATATAACTATGATCTCGTTGAGCTGAATGGTCCAACATATTCCATGGATCAATAACACAAACATTAATTCCCTTTTGAAATACAAGCTCCCTAAATGAGTTTAGTATGCCTTTCAATGTTAAGTTTTCTAAGTCAATTTTAATCCAAAAGAAATGATCTTCAATAAAATCTTTAGTATTGTTTAAATCATCACTAGTGCAATTCTTTTCATTTAATTTATTTGCTATTCTTTTAATATGTCCCTCGTATGGAAACGATTCTGGCGAAAACATTGCACATCTAAAATCATGCTTAGTAGCTAAGTTGCAAAGTATTTGATCTAAAATGTCTGATTTACCACTATTAGGAATACCACTAACAACTGTCCACTCACCAAATGCCATTTTAAAATAGTCATCAGATCCTGGTAAACCAATAGTATAATTAGTTATGCCATTCTCATTATAATTTAAAACATCTTGCCAAATATTATCAATATTTAAAACACCCTCTAATGGAAAGTTCTTGGCTTCTTTAATTATATTTCTTAGGGTTTCAGCTCCTTTGCTAATTAAAACCTCGTTAGCATCTTTATAATCACCAAATTCAACATACTTACAACGATAGTTTCCAAATCTTCTAGCCAATTCATTTCTAAGCTGTAAACCAGCATCATCATTATCGGTGCAAAGTATTATTTCTTTTTTATCTTTAAAATATTCAAAACAATTATCCAAGTATTCTAATTTTTGTGATCCTTTGCTAGCACCATTTGGAACTGAACAAACCGAATACAATCCAGCTTCATGTAAACTTAATGCATCCATTTCACCCTCAACTATGTAGCACTTGTTTAATTCTGTAATATTATCTAATCCATAAAATATTAATTCAGCTCCAGAAACTAATTTAAAATTCTTTTCGCCATCTCTATATTTAACATTTACAATCTCATTATTTCTGTAATAGTTAAAATTTATACATCTTCTTTTAGCTTTTACTTGTGGCATATATTCAAGTGATTCGCCTATTTTCCAATGTATTAATGTGGGTTCTGTAATTCCTCTATTGCCAAACCATTTAATTACCCTTTCGGCAATGTTGGAATTGACTTTAGGTGGCAAAACATATTCAACCTTTTGCTTAAATTTAATTCCTACATTACCACCCCAGCCACAATGATGGCAATTATATAAACCCTCATCAATATTAACTGACAAACAATCATCAGTTTTGTTTTTACGTTTATGTGAACATTGTGGACATTTAGTTTTTACAGATCCAGTTGATCTTTTTAGGTTAATACCTAGAGCCAGTAAGTCATTATAATGATTCATAAATAAAAATATTTTTTAAATATAGAAATTTATTTTAAATATTTAATAAAAATATCAATTCTTTTAAATTTAAAAGATTTTTTTTTTCAATTACATAGGATTTTACTTTAGTCATTTTTTTGTTACAATCTTGAAATATAATTTGATTTAAACTAAAACCCTCAAAAGTATAATTAGGATAATTACAAGTAAACAGAGCAAATATTTTACAATCTGTATTTGCATATTCTGGTATCATTAATGGGTGATTTTTTCTGTTTACTTTTACATCAACTGAATGTCCTAACCATTGGTGATCATAATCATCAGTTTTCATTACTTTACTAATATTATGTATTTTAAAATCTGGATATAAATTATTTTCCCTAGCAAAAATAAACTCACCACCAAACCCAACTATATTTAACTCTAAATATGATTTTGGATTAACTGTTTTAGAACCATCCCAGCCAGTTTTAATTTTATTGTTATGCCTTTGCTCAGCTGCTAAATAAACAATATCTTGTTCGTATTGATCTAATTTATATACTTTGCCTATAATCATTTAACAAAGTTTTTAAGTTCATCAATTTCATCTCTATTTAAAATTTGTGATAAATTAAATTCATTGAGTTTATTATATTTAGTAATAGCACCTAATCTTTCTGAGCCATCTGGATCATTATATAATTTATATTCTTGTATGCCTTTTATTTTGTAGTAACATTTTGGCTTATTGTTTTTTCGATTCATCTCAATAAATCTGTGAATAAACATTATGCCATTTTTATCATGGTTTCTAAGTTTTAATAAAGTCAAAAAATTATTTTTCCAAAACTCATTATTTCTAACATTTTTAACAGCTAAATAAACCTCATCTAAACTATACTTATCAATTCTAACACATCTGTCTAAAACTACTTGCCAACTTTTAATTTGTGAATCAGTTTTTGGCTGGTATCTTAAATCAAATAAATCAACAAAGTGGGGGAATGCTTTTTGCATTTTCTCAGTTTGTGTAATATTACTTTTATTATTAGTTATATTATTAATATTACTTTGTGGCGGATTTTCCGACTTCGGTTTTTGTCGGCTCTGGTTTTGTCCTTTGTGGTTTGCTTTTAAAATATAGTTATAACCTTTAAATTTTCCTTTTTCAGTAACCTTTTCCCTAACTAGATAACCAGCTGAAATAAGCTCATTTAGCTTAGATCTAATGGCATCTTTGCCCTCTTTAAAATGTCCACAAATAAACTCAACTGTTATTTGTTGATCAGCTTTGTGAGAAAATAAATAAGCATACAAACCAGTAGCACCAACTGAAATATTTTTATGTCTAAATATGGAGCCAGGAATAATGCTAAAGTTGTCAAACTTTTTAGGTTTTAAAATCTTATTGTATTTCATAAATAAGTAAAGTAATAAAATTATTGTTTGTCAACCAAACCTTTTATTTCATCACAAAATGTTTTTAATTCTCTAAAAGTATCAAAAAACTGATTATAAGAAATTTCATCTTCCTCGTACATAAACCAAAGCAGCTCCATTAACAAATCAAATTCCGCTTCACTTGCAACACCAATAAATTTATAATTATATTTCATGTTATCGGTTGAGCTTTGTGTCCATCTAACTCGCTGTTCAACTTCCTCAAAGTATATTTTTTTTGATTTAGCCATTATTTATTATTAAAGTATTTATCTATTATTTCAATGCACTCATCCAAATTATTACTCCAAACAGCCACCCAATTGTTGTTTTTAAGCTCTTTAAGCCATTCTTTTTGTGTTTCGGTGGGTTTATTATACCCAGCTTTTAATTCAATGGCTAAGCCACTGTTTGTTTTGTTTGGGTTAAATATCATAATATCAGGTATGCCAGCTTTAGTGCCTAAGTATTTCATTTTATACCTTTCAAAAGGGGTACGTTTACCCTCGTTTGCTACATGGGTGTAAAGTGTACCAGGATATTTTAAACCTATATATCTCATGACTTGATTTTGCAATACATCTTCTTTTCCTAGATATTTTTGATATGGATTCCTTTTCATAAATTTTCTTATAAAATTAAAAAATATTTAATCAGTATCAGCCATAATGTAAATAACTCTTTTCATTTCTTTATTTTCGGAAATAAGTTTTTTGTTTTTTGCCTCTAATTTATCAATGTAATTTTGCATTGAATTATTTTTTAACAAATAAAAATTATAATCTTTAACTAACTGATCTACTGTTTTTTTATGTTTATTTTCAAAATGTTTTTTTTCTATTTGGTTCACAATTTTATTAAATAATTTGTTACATCTTTTATCATGCTTTATAATATATGGCAATTCTTTTAAACCATGCATCACAGTTGCATGATTTTTTTTTACAGTATTGCTAATTTTTTGATAACTTAAATCAGTATAAGTTCTGCATAAATAATAATAGCAGCTTCTAGCAAATACATTTTCAAATCTTCTAGTTTTATCTAAAATTTTTACACCTAAAGTAAGTTCAACTATTTGTTTAAACTTTTCTGTTTGCTTATTATAATATATATGATCCATCTTCATGTTTTTTATGCCAGTCATATCTAGTAATTATGCCAGTATTTTTATAATTTTTCCATTGGTTTAATGCACTCTTATAAGCCATTCTGCCAAATTCAATGTCCTTTTCATCTAAGGTATAAACCTCAACAGTATAGGGGTATTTAGTAGAACAAGCAATAAATTTAAAATTATCAACACCACCGCATACATCCATATAAAATGCGGCTTGTAAATGATAACCCCAATTATATACATCTTTTTTAAATGCTTGTGGTGAATTATTTTGGCAAGTTTTAACATCACTAATAAAATTACAAATATTGTTTATGCAATCTGGTCGAGTTCTAACATCAACACCATCAATTTTAGTGTAATGTGAAAGCTCAATTTGACCTTTACAATAATACTGAGCTAATTTATTTTTTTTATAATCTTTTTTTATAGCTTCAATTATTTCGTAAACATCATGATCAAGTAATATTTTGCCATCAGAAATTTCTATTTGTTTTTGATATTCTTCTTTTCCAGCTTTAGTTCTTTTATCTATTTTTTCAATGACATGGTAAATATTCCAAAAATCATGTGGCTCTAAAATAGCTTGATGTACAGCAGTACCCAATTTCATTGCTGGTGATTCTTTAAATTTTCTTTTTAAAAAATGATAAACAGAATTTTTATAAATCTCCTTTAAACCACTTGCACTTATACTATCATGTGAATGGTAAACCTCATTACTGTCTTTAATTTTTTTCATGTCCAATTAATTGATTTTTTAAAATTGTTTTAATAAGTTTTGTGTTTGCTTTTTTTTGTTCTGCTCTATTTTTAAAATGCATTTTATATCGGCACCATTTATGTGTTGATTCAACAGAATTAGTAAAAAATAAATCCTTAATTAATTTACCCCAGATTCTCATTGGGCGGTAAATCTTAGTTACTTTAGTTACTTTCATAGTATAAAATTAAAATTGATTTTTAAATTTAAAAAATATTTTCAATAAAACAAATTATTGTTGTATAAAAAAAGGTGAGAAATTAATCCCACCTTTTGTTTCCCTTTGTTTGCCAGTATTGAAAAGAGAATTATTTAATGTCTTTTTGTATTATTTTACCCTCTAAGTCAACAATAGTATAACCATGTGATTTTAAAATATTTATACAATTTTTTATTACCTTAACTTTTTTTTGGATTCTATAATATTCAAAAGTTTCGCCATCAATACACATGACTAAAATGGTAAATCACCAGATTCGCCTACTGGTACTGGCGGAACTGGATTTACTGGCTGTGTTTTTAAATCATTTTCTTTACTTATTTTCCAACCTTGTATAGTATTAAAATACCTTATGACACCATCTTTTTCCCATTCTTTGCCTCTAATATTAATACCTATTGTAACAAAATCATCTGCTTTATAACTATCTAAAACAGCACATTTATCTTGAATAAATTGCACAGTAATGTGTTGAGGATATTCATCACTAGTTGTAATAACTAAATCTCGTTTTTGGAAACTATCACTTATTTGATTTGTTTCATTAATTAATTTAATTTTTCCTTTTAATTCCATATTATTTTAATTTAAATTTATTGTTAATTTCTGTTCTATATTCTTTTTTCATTCTATAATCATTTATGATTCTTTGTGCTTCTTGTTTTGTGCTTTTTAATACAGCATCAAGTTGCCATTTTTGTAACCATTCTTTTTCATCCTTATTTTGAGTTTGATTATTTACAGCATTATTAATTTTTTTATTACTAGCTAAATTACCATCATCATCAATAGCTTGTAAACCCAATAAAGAAACCAATGTATATCGCCTAAAGTAAGTTATACAGCTTCCTAGTTTTTGTGGATCACTAATATCTGGCAATGGTAAACTTGATGGTTCTGTTTTTTCTTTTGTTTCTATACATTTAATAATACTATGAACTTCACCATTTTTTATTGGTTGATATACCACTAATTTGTATTTTCCTAAAAGTGGTTCTAAGTTTTCAAGCAGCATATTAATGTCGAAATAACTGCTTTTAAAAAAAGGATTTTTAGCATCTTTTGAGATTGCTCCTATCTCTTGCTGTAATGCAAACAGCTTTTGATCAATTGATTTCATAAATAAAATTTTAATTATTAGTTAAACTGTAAATGATCCTATTAATTTCAAATCCAGCATTGTTTAATTTTGTTATGTCATTTACAGTCAATGTTCCTGGATTCCTTAATTTTGTGTTTAAAGTTGGGTTTGAACAACTTAAAATTTGTTTACAAACTTTGTCTTTATTTAAATCTAATCTTTTCATCTCATCTCTAAAATGATATTCAAATAAATGCTTCTGATTTAATTCCATGTATGTATATTTAGCTAGTAAAAATAAAAAAATATTTTTAAATAAAAGAATTATTTTAATTTATTTATAAAAAGAAAACCCCCAAAGTATAAGAACTCAGAGGGTTTTCACAGCAAACAAGGAAAAGAAAAAAGTTTAAAATGCTGCTTTAAATGTACTGGTTTGATCATCATCTTGATTAGGGATATGCATAACAAGCTCATAAGAATTACGTTTTACATTATAAGTCATTTGATCAATTATACAACTTACTGGTTCCCTTAAAATTGTTGATCCAAAATTAATCCAGATTTTATTATTTAATCCAAAAGGATCATTTTCTAAGTTATATAATTTACCCTCATACCTAATTAATTGAGTTCTATAATCGTTTATAACTTGCTGTGTTATTATCTTTTCTAGTGTCTTGGCAAAATTAGCATTGTCATCTCTAGGGCGAATTACTTGTGCTGTGCTAGTTAAAACATTGGCATAGTTATTTTGAGATAATTGCAAATCACCTAGTTCTAAAACTCCAGAAATATTACTTGCATCACTTCTCGTTCTTTTATAAACAAAATCATCAATCTTACCATAAAAAGGTGTTCTCTTATCGCCCTCTTTACGATCAAATTCAAGTGTAATATTATCATAATATAAAGCATTTAAACCGCCACTGTTTTGCACATAAGGTTCATATAAATCAATAAATAATAATCCAGTTATAGGAAAAGAACCAACATCATATTTAAATTCTTGCCATTTATCAGCATCTTCCTCTATGCTTTGTAGATTTACAACAGCTGTTGTTTGCCATGCCTCTGATGTATTATTCCAATAATAAGTTGGATCTTGTGGTGGCGGTGAACTAGGATCTGGACCAACCCTTAATTGCCATCTAAAACTTACAGTACTATAATTAGAATTAACATCAAAATATGTATTTACTTTTAAAATATTACCTAAATGTGCTGAGTTATAAACATTAACACCATTCAAATTTGATAGTGTCTTTCTTGTGCCAGTTTCGTTAGTTTGAGTTTGTGAGTTTTTAAAACTCTGATTACCTTGTTTACTAAAATCTGTTGATATAACACCAGGTGATGTTGTGCTGCTAGTTGTATATGTGGTCCAAAAAGTTATACCATTTTCAAAACCGCTATTCTGAAAGTTATTGGTTTCTAAATATTGTGATGTTTCATGATTAATTATAAACTCTTTTAATGGTCGTAAATATTCTTTAGTTAAACTATTCTCAATAGGTTTTAAATCACTTGGAATTTGCTTTAAAACATCTGTTGTAGGTGCTGATTGATATGTGCCTTGATAGTTATAAATAATATACTTTATAGATTCAGTACCATTAGCAACTAAACTAGCTGATTCTGATGCTCTAATATTAGTTGGTATTGTGCCGCCAGCAGCAGTTGTAGCACTTGCATCTTTTATACTTTGAGCTGAATAACTAGAATTATTTATTATATACCACCGCCCAAATGATTGAAATATTCTTGCATTAGTTATTTTTAAAATTTGTTCTAAAGTATGTTTAGCATTATTAATTGATAAAAAATCTTTTTGCAGTGTAAATGGATTTATGCTCATTGCATCATAAATACTGTAAATGGTTGCTCCAGCATTTCTAATAAATATATCCTGACTTACATAAATGTCAAGATCTAAATCTAAATTTTCAAGTGTTGAGGTTATCCATTGTCTAGCTGATATTGGATTATAACTATTTTGATACAGTGTCATATCAAATGCTTTTAGAGTACCTAAACCATCAATTGCTTTTAGTGTTATTGGAAATGGTTTTGATGTAATAGCTTCTTTAAATTGATCAGTTACAAGCCAACCAATCCAAAATAGCTGATAATTATTTGATGAATCTTTATAAGATATTTTAACTTGATATTCCCTTTCATCATATTCATAAAAATTATCATAATTAGTGTCATCAGTTACAAAAAAATTAAGTGTGCATTGAGATCCTTTAATTGGTGAATAAAAATTATCATCACCTTGCCAGCTTATAATACATGGCTCAGCACCACCAACTATTGGTAAAACAGAGCCAGAATAATTGTCCTTTAATATTTCTATTTTTTTACCATTTTCTAAGTCATCAGAAAACTCTAATCTGTATTTTACACCATAAGCCATTATATAATTCTATTTCTGTTTTTGTTTGCTCTTTGTAATGCAACAATTAAATCTTGCCCTTTTAAAGTAAATGATCCGCCTACTTGAACATTCTGTCCGCTTCTTGAATCAATCATGCCTCTTAATTTATCTAGTGGTGCAATAACCTCTGGATTGCTTCTAGCACCAGGATATTCACCCATTAAACCCATTGTTGGTGTTGAAACAATACCACCCTTAGCAAACTTTTTAGGTTTCTCTACCTTACCAAACGCACCTTTAACAGCAACAGCGGCACCAGCTAATAATGCTGGTAATACAAATGCTGCTAATGGTCCAAATCCTTTTGCAGTTTCAGCAGCACCCTCCATACTTTTACCCATAGTTGCCGCCAATGATGTACTTAATGATGTTAATGCAGTTTGTATCAAAACACCAGCAAAAGTTCCCATTGCACTCTCTCCAGCACCTAGTGAATCAGCAATTGAATTACCTAAATTATTAAATCCATCTTGCATTTGACCTATTAATTGACCTTGTATTTCTTTAAATAAACTAGTTTTTTCATTATAGCTGTCCATTATTTGCTGAACCTTTGCATCTCTAGCGGCTTCTAATGCATCTGTTGCTAAATCAAATTTAACAGCTTCATCAATTAATCCCTTATAATAATCTTTTTCTCTTTGTATTTCAAGAGCCATTCTCTGTTCTTTAGAAACAGCACTTGCATTTTCCATTTCAGCCATTAAATCAACCTTTTTTTGGTTTGAATTTTTTGTAATTGTAGCCAATGCCTCACCTTTTGCTGTTTCTAGTTGTTTTACAACTTCTGTATTTCCTTTATTTAATTTAATTAATTTATCATAATGTGCCTTTGTTGCTTTTAATTCTGCTGCAAATCTTTTAGCTTCTGTTGTTAATAATGCTTTGTTTGTTGCTTCTGCTAATGCGACTGGATCAACACCAGTGTTTAAATTTGTGCCACCAGAACCATTCCCATCAGAATCAGAACCATCACCAGAACCATCACCAGATGTTACAACCTCTGCTTCAATAATTATTTTTGGTTTTGTACCAGAAATATTAGCAATACCCTTAGCAATAACATTTAGAGCTTCTTTTGTGGCATTATCTGTTTCAGATTTTACATTTTTAACAATATCATCAAAACCACCTTTAAGTGATTTAGTCATATCTGAAACACCTATTTTTATTAAATCTCTATCTAATGTAAAAGCACCTTTTATAATTGTTCCAAAATTACCTACAACATCAGCTATGGTTTTAAATGCACCAGTAACAACAGTGTAAATGTTTTTCATTATTAATTTAATTCTAATAAATGCTATTTTAAATGTTGCACTTATTGCCTCAACTAAAACCCTAAAAGCAAATGATTCATTATATAAATCAATAAAATAATTAGCAACATCTAAAACTGCTTTTTTTATAGGTTTCCAGTTAGTTGCTATTACATAAGCAACAGCAGTCAAACCAGTTACAATTAAACCAACTGGACCACTCATAGCGGTCAATGCTGTTCCTACTGCTGGTGCTATTGTTATAATTGTTCCAAGTGCTAAAAGAACTGGACCTATTGCAGCAGCTAAACCAGCAACAATTAAAATTGTTTTTTTAGTTGAATCATCTAATGCTATAAATTTATTAATCATGTTATTAGCAGCACTAACTATTTTAGTAAATGCTGGTAATAATATTTGACCAAATTCAGTTGCTAACTCTTTTAAACCTTGACTAAATATTCTCATTTGGTTGGCAGCACCATCTTGAGTTCTTGCAAAATCACCTTGTGCATTTGTGGTGTTTGCCATAATAAATGCATACCTCAACTGTGTTTTTTCAGCTTGTGTCATGTCTTTGATATTCTTTTGAATACCTTGTGAAAGTGCAAATGTTTTTAAATTTGCCTCAGTCATAACAATACCAAGTTTTTTCAATGATTCTGTTTCACCAGTAAATATTGCACCTAATGCAGTTGTTGCGACATCAACTTGTATGTTTTTAAAAGATGATAAATCACCAGCTAAACCAACCAAAGATTTACTCATGTTTGCTGCCTCGCCTTGTGTTAACCCCATTGAGGTTCCCATATCACCAAACATAGCAGCCATATCTAATGCGGATCCCTCAGCAATACCAAATTGATTTCTTGATGTTTCAGCAAACTTTTTTACCTCAGCTCCAGATTTACCAAATGCAACATCAATTTTATTTAATGATTCCTCAAAATCTGATGCCATTTTTATAGCAAAACCACCAGCTATTGCAATTGGAGCTGTTACAGAAACTGATAGAGTTTTGCCAACATCCTTAGCTTTTTTGCCAAATTTTTGTAGTTTAGAATCTGCTTTTGATAATGCATTTAATAAACTTTTTGCATTACCCAACAGATTAACTCTCATTTCACTTGTGGACATATCTAAAATTTATGTAAAAATACAAAAAAAATAAGCCACTTATTTTTCAATCTTTTTAGAATTAACTTCCTTAAGGAAATTTTGCATTTCTTCTTTTGTAGATTTTGATTTACCTCGTTCTAAATAAACATCTTGTGGCAAAGGAAATAATTTATCTGGTGTTATCATTTGAGCTTTCTTATTACAATTAACATTATATAACATACTTGCTAAATACCTTGTTTGTTCCCATTGTAAATTGCATTTAATCATGTGTGCCTCACCCATTAAGTGATTTTCTTTCCAAGTATTTATCCAAAAAGTATCTGGGTTTATGCCAACTTGACCAATATAAAAATCTAAAAGAGAATCCCAATCAAGTTGGCTGTTTACTTTCCCTCTTTTGTTGGCTTAGATGTTTTTTTTATGTTCCTAGCAATACCCATATTTAAATCATTTCCTAGGATCCTAGATTCCATCATTGATTCAATTACCTTATTCAACTTATCACCACCAAAATCTTCTAGCCACATACCTACTTGAAACTTATTATAATCAATAATATTACCTTGTTCTTGATCGTGTGCTAGTAAACCAGAATAAACTAAAGCTCTAATTGTTGTAATTGATATTCCATTAGTAAAAACATCACCAATTCGTTCAATTGATATACCTAATTCATCAGTAAAGTTTGACCAGAAATTCATTGAAAAATGCATAGTTCGCATCTTGCCGCCTATTTTTAGGGTATAGTAACCTCTCTTCTTGTTTGCCATAATGTATGTATATAAGGGCATGGCTCCTTAAACCACACCCATTTATTTATATTCTTAAAGTTTTATGCTTTTGAAATAGCTCCAGTAACTGTAATAGATCCAGAATAGCTAACTGGTGATTCCATTTCAGCACTCATTTCTACTGAACTTAAAAATCCCTCACCACTATATAATGGATCGCCAGTAACACCAGTTCCAAATGACCAATCAACTTTAGTTCTAGCAATTAGTAAATCTGCTGCCTCGATAGCATTGTTAGCATGATCATAATTTACTAATCCCTCAAAACTTATTTCACCACTTTTTACTCCAGCTATAACTTCTTGAAAACCACTACTGTCTTTAGTAGTTGCTTCTGGTAAATCATTAGAAAGCGAAAGTGAACAAGATGTTGAATGTCCAATAACTGCTGGTGCTGAGCCATCAGCTGCAAATTTTAACAATAAATTGGTTCCATTAAATACTCCGACTGTTGGCATAATATATATTTTTAATAATTAATTCAATACAAATATACAAATAAAAATTTTATACATCTTCCCAGTTTGTGGCAATATCTTCCCACTTGTCAAACACATTATCCCATGTCTTACCCTCGCTAGGATCTGTTATTGTAAATATACCAGTAAGGTTTATTTCAACATTAAAGCTAGTTGCAGTTTCAAACTCAGCGGTTTCATCAATAGTGCTAATAAATCCCTCACCTCTTACAATTAGCTTAGGATTTACAACATCTTTAAAATAAAATACTGCTTTTTCTTTGGTTATAAGCATCTCTGCTAAATCATCAAAAGTTAAAGTGTCTTGATAATTTGTTAAACATTCAATGCTAAGAGTACCAGATTTAACACCTGGAATAACCTCTTGCCATCCTAAACTTTGTTTTGTAGTAGCATCTGGTAAATCAGTATTAACACTAAATGTAGTGTTTTTAGAATGCCCAATAACTGTTGTATCTTTTAATAATAAATAGCTAGTGGCATTTATAACAGCCATAATTTATTCTTGCTCTGGGATAATTTCGTATTCGCCAGATTCTAAATTAACTGATATTTTTCCATACTTTTCCTCAAGCTCTTTTTTAAGATCGTTTTGCTCATCTTCTATTTTTTTCAATTCACCTATTAAAGATTCCTTTGACTTTTCTAAGTTAATTTTTTGAATAGATATTGCACCCATATTAGATACAACTTGATTAATTTTCCCTTGATTTTCTTGTAAAGATTTTAATTCTTTTTCCTCTAGTTTGCTCATTTTTATTTATTTAATTATTAATTTTTATACTGGATCATTCCAATTTGGATATAAAATCTCATCAACTGGATTTTTCTTTTGATATAGCAATAAATCAACTTGTTCTTTTAATTGTTCTATGTTTACTGTTGACTCTAACCAACCAACAACAATTTCTTTTGTTAAATCTTCGTAGGGTATAAAAGGATTTTCTGGATTGTATTCAATATGTTGTACACCAACTTGTCTGGCTGTTGTAGGATTTTCTTCGCCATCAGATACAACATAAACAAATATTATTTCATAAATAACATTTTGATTATCACCCTCTTGTATTTTAGCATTAAACTGTGAAATTTCCCAACTATAAATATTTGCCATAATATTAATTTTTTACAAATTTAAACATTTATTTTAACAATTACCAACAGCTAAGAACAATCACCAACAGCTAAGATTGATCCATTGTTACCTACTTGTATGTATTTGCCACTAGCGGCTGGAAAATTATCATTTGAGTAAATAGCATAATAACCAACTGGCGGATGTGCTGCTCCACTTATAGTAGTGTACGCTGTATATTGTCCACCACCAGCATCTGGTACTAAATTTTCTGTATCAGTATGATATAAAACATCACCACTAGGAATTGCAAAAGCACAAGCATTACTAGCACTAGTGCCATCTACATATTGGAATGCTGTTCTAGTTACAGTTTGATTATATTTACTAAACTCTTCAAATTCTAATGGGTTTGATCCATCTGGTCGGTTTTCTATCGGATTTAATGTGTTAACTGCTAAATATGAATTGCCAGAGCCACTAGAATTGCCGCCAGATATTCTTTGTAAATCTGACATATATATTGGACCAGTTACACTAAAAGTTCCATCATATCCATAACCTAATCGTTCTCTTGCTGTTTTAAGCATTGTAATCTCATCTTGTGATATATCAGGACAAGCCATAATTTATTTTTTTAGTTCTTTTATTTCTTGTTTTAAACTATCAACCTCTGCTTTTAGTTCTTTTATAGCTTCTATAAATACACCAGCCATATTACCATAAGCATCAGA